ATCGTATAAGGAAAATGATTAAAAAGGTTGCTTATAAGAATGAGAGATTGATGACATCTTATAAAGAAAAATACCCTGATTACAATGACCCTCAGTCAAAACGTTCAGACCATTATAGTAAAACTGTTATTGAAGCTCTTGGAGGTGATGGAGAGAATTATAAAGAAAAAGAAAATAAAATAATTAAAAACATTTCTAGAGCTACGCACCCGAAGGCTAAGAATTAATCCTTAATTTATTTAAGTTGTTTTACACCTTTTCTCATTTCAAACGCCCATTTTATAGATATAATTATAATGAAAAATAAAATATATTTCATTTTGTAAATTGTAATAATGTATTTTTTTGTTATTGTTATAATGTAAATCATATTGATTTATAAATGTTGAAACTTGTAATAATCCGTTATAAACAGCTAAAAATCCATTATCATATAGATTGTGGCAATATCTACACATAAATTCAACAATATTTTTGTCATTTTTTTCATTATTATTTAATATACATCTTGGTTTTAGATGTGCTGTTTCTAATAAACATAATGGTAATTTTTTTTCACAAATTATACACATTTGTTTTTTATTAGAAATTAAATAATTTCTTAATTGTTTTTGTTCTTGTCTAATCTCTCTTAATTCGTATTTTCGGTGATTTTTATTGTATTTTTTATAAAAATTAATTATAATTTTTGAATAATAATACTTATGGTCGTTCAATATTACATTACCTTCATTTGATAATTTATAATTATTGTTATGAAAAAAAATAAGATTATTTTTAATTAATTTAGTTAATTCTGTTTTTATATCATTTATTTCAACCGAATTATCATTCCGAAACTTTATATATTTATATATATCTATTAGTGTATTATTATCATGTAAAATAAAAGAATTAACAATATAATCTTTCATATTATTAATATTTGTAAATTACTTTTAAGTCAAATTATAATGAAACCATAATATTATAACCTCGTTTGCCTGGTTTATTATTTACATCAATACCTTTGCTGTTTTCTTCTTTATAATTTATTTTTTCAAACTCCTCCTTAAATTTTTTCTGTGTTTTCAAACATTTTTTTCCATTTATTTTACACCAAGTTTCATATATTTTGAATATATCTTTTAATCCAAATCGTAAATTTAGTTTATCCGTTTTTTTACAACACGAATTTGCAAATAGCAATATATCACTATTAATTAATGGTTCTGTTGAAATATTTGATTGTATAACATTTTTAACAGGTAGAGGAGTTACTATATCTAACGAAATAATTTCTGGTTTATCTTTATCATACAAATACAACCAACCATCATGAGTTTTCCAATAATATTTTTCTAGAAACTTATTGTCATCTTCTATAAAATCATCTCCATCTTCATTTGTATATCCGTGAGTATTTTGATGTTTGTATTCTTCTTTAATAATAGAATATTTTACTTTATCACCATCAACAATATACGGAGTTTTTTTAATATAGTCATTTGTTAGTTTTGGTAAAGATTTATGATTTTTATTCCTAACTGAAATACATATATATGCGTTATTATCATCATCATATGCTATATTAACTCGTCTATTTCCATCGCGTTGAATAACATTTATACCATCTTCATTTCTAAAACGAATTAGATTGTTTTTTAACTCACTTATTTTAATTGGAACCTTACTACCATTAATACTTTCACAATAGTAATTATTAATTTTTTCTTTTCTATCTTTAAACCAATCAGGTTTAATTGGGTTTAATTTTAATTTAAATTGTTGTTCTGCTTGTTTTATACAATAATTTACAAACTCAATTGATAATTCATTTTCTAATTTATACTCTTGTGTTTCAATTGTAGATATGCCATATTTATCAATAAATTCACTAATATCCATTTCTTCTATTGTATTAATACAAATATAATCAGGTAATTTAGTTTCTTTACACCATTCATCTATTTCTGTATCATTCATATCGTCAATAATAATTAATTTATAACCATTATTTTTGCTGTCATAATGTTTAATTGGTTTTAAATTTTTTCGTTTCTTTGATACATCAATATATTTCATATATTTACCAAACTTAAAATCACCATTATCTATAATACTTTCCAATAGTTCTTTAATTTCTTCCCAATTCTCACAACCCATAACAAATTTTTCTATTTCTTTTATAAATTTTACATAAAAATTATGTATTATATCTTGTAATTCAGGAGTAGTCCATAAAGTAAGTTTCATACTTCCATTTTTAAGGTCTAAATCATTATATTTTCCTTGTAATCGTAATCGTTGTGAAATATCAGTGCAATTTAATGATGCGTGAGACACAAAATACTGGTCTGTTAAATGTAGTGAATAATTATCATAATCGTCGCTTGTAAAAGAATATCCCCTTTCTCCATATTTACCTGTTATTGTTATAATTGTTTTACATAAAATTGGGGTATCACTTTTTTCAAATAAAATTCTTAATAATTTATAAACAAATTTTATATTTAATATTTTTGTATTTATATTGAAATAGCAATAATTATTAGGTAGTTTTTCAGATTTTTCAGTATCTATAGATGAACCATATACTCCTCCTAATTGCCATAATCTTTGACTTGTTGATGATTGTTTTGAGTCCCATTTAGACCAACATTTAATTTCTTTTTCATAAATTTTTGAAACATATAATCTTAAACAATTTCCATGATATATTATGATAAATAGATTGGGATAATCTTTAATTATTTTATCTACTAAACAAAATTGATTAGCTCTTATTTTTTCTTCACTTATCAATAACGAATTATATTTACTTGTAGGTCTTTTTAGTATTTCTTCTATTATTTTTTTTATATTTATATTATAATCTTCAACAATATCATAACATGTTTTTTTTTTGTGATTTTCTATATCTTGATAATCCCACCATGATTCAACAAGTGTAGTGTTAAAATTTATAGACCCATTAAATAATCCAAAATAATCATTTGACCTTTTCATTTTATGAACCTTTGATATTTTAATTTGTATATCAGTATGGTCGCTTAATCTGGTTGTTATATTATATAACAATGAGTGTGCCGTGCCTGTAATATGTAGTGCATATTTTACTTTTTTATATATTTTGGCAAGCAATATTTCACATGCGGTAGAATCCTTTTTATCATTATCATTACTTCTATCATTTGAAGATGTAGGGCTCATTAAATCACTTTCATCAACTAATGTAGTTATATTAACAAGTTCATCATTATAATATATATACTCACTAAATTTCGTATTTAGTTTTGCTAACTGAGTATGGTTCATTAAACAACAAAATATATCATTAGAATTGATTGCTTCTTTATTACTTAATTTATTAATAATATCATTACTATTTATATCTTTTAGTTCTGGAAGTTTATAATCTTTCCAATATTCAACATTTGTTTCCTCAAAATATTCTTGAAGTTCATTATTAAATTCTTGAAATAATGTTTTTATAAATTGAATATTAAAATTGTAATTTTCTGTTCCAACTATATCATCTTGTAATTGTTTTTGGTCTATTGTTAAATTTCTAAAAATGTATAAAACTGGTCTTTTTAGTATATGAACCGAAATCCACATAATTATACATGCTTGAACTCTTTTTCCAAGCTGTATGTCTCCCCATAATAATTCTACTATTGATTTTTCATTATCTTCTAAATTTAGTGAATTTAATAAATCTTCTTCAAATGAAGGTAAATTAATGTTTTTTGGTATATGTTTTAATTTAATTGGATTATTTCCCCAATTATGTCTCTCTAAACTTTCTCCATTTATATATTTACACTTATTTAACATAATATTTATAATTTTTTCAAGCGGTTTTTTAAATATTTCATTTCTTTTTTTGAAAAATGTATTTATTTTATCTTGTAGATATGTCATTTGTATCATTTATATATATATATATAATAAAGGCAAATCTTTAAATCAATTTTATTTATAAAATAAAAAATGCCTTAAAAATATGTGCCTATTTATATAAATTTTAATATTATAATAATATAAATAATGTCTCGTAAAAGCTATGATTATAAATTAACTGCGGTGCAATATTATTTAGTTGAAGATAAAACACAAGAAGAAGTATGTAAAATATTTAAATGTTCTCGTAGAAGTCTAATGCGATGGGTTGAAAGATATAAAAAAGATGGTAATGTTGATATTCATTATAGGAAACCAGTAGCATATAAGGTAAAGAAAGAATATATTGATTTCTTATTACAAGAATTAAAGAAAAATAAAACTATTACTATTGAAGATTTATTATATTTATTGAAAAATAAATACCCTGATGTAGATTTAAATAAATCGCACATTAACCGAATTATAAAAGATAATAATATTACATTAAAAATTACAAGAATACGACACGAACCAGTTAAACGATTTGGTAAGGATATTGATATAAACGCAAATATAAAGAAATTTTATGAAGAAATAAAGAAGTATAAAATAAAAGATATTATTTGTATTGATGAAACAAGTATAAAATCTTTACAAAAAAGACATCATTGTTATAGTGAAAAAGGAAAACGATGTGTAATAAAAACACAATCACAAGAAGTATTCAAAAAATATACAGGAATATTTGCTATTTCAGTTGATGGTGTGATAGAATGGGATTTATATGAAAAAGGTGGAATAAATACAGATAGGTTAATTGAATTTTTAGAAAAAAATATTACAAGTAAATTAAGAAATAAATTAATTATATTAGATAATGCGAGTAGTCATAGAAACGAAAGAATAAAAGAATTAGTGAATAAACATAACAATATATTATATGCTGTTCCATATCAACATTTTACCAATTCTATAGAAAATTATTTTAGTATGTTGAAATCACGATTACAAAAATTAGATGGTTTAACTCATATAAAATTAAAGGAGAATATTGAAAATGTAATAAGCAAAATACCGAAAGAAAAATATAGAAATATTTTTAAAGGTGCTTATGAAAGACCAGAAAAATATATACCAAAGAATAAAACAAGAAAAGTTAAGAAAAATTATTTATAAATCTCGTTTCAAATGGGCGTTTGAAATGAGAAAAGGTGTAATGTTTTTGTCATTTTATATTATAGATAAATAAATATTTTTACATGACAATGATTTTTCTTGTTTCTGAATTATCTTTTTCTTCTTTCGTTTCAGAATCTGAATCAACTTTATCTTCTTTCACTTCTAAATTCAAAATATCGGCGGGAGAAGAGGGAGGAGTCGTGGATTGTTTTTTAATATAATTGGTAGTTTCAAAATTTAATTCTTGAATAGGGTTTACTGATTGCGGTGCATATGCAGGTGAATTAGGTGCGTATTGAGGACTTGTTGTTGGAGGACTTATTGGAATAAAAGCAGGACTCGTTGGTGCATAAGGAGGAGAATTTGATTCATTCATTGGAATGTATCCAGGACTTGTTGTTTGAGGACTTATCGATTGCGGTGCGTAAGCAGGTGAATTAGGTGCGTATTGAGGACTTGTTGTTTGAGGACTTACTGATTGCGGTGCGTAAGCAGGTGAATTAGGCGCATAAGGAGGAGAGTCATTGATGGGATTGTAAGCAGGACTTGTTGGAGCATAAGGAGGTGATTCTTCTTCTTCTTCTTCTATCGTAGAAGCAGACACAGGAGTAGGTGCTTGTCGAATAAATTTATCATTTACTTTTGATAGAACTTCTTTTTTGTAATAATTAATAAGATCTTCTTTCTTGATTTCTTCTCCAAAATGTAATAATTTTTCCAAATTTTCTGATTGGTAAGATAAATTTAATAATTGATCTACATTATCTTCCGTGATAATGCGCATCTGTATATTCATGACTTGTAATTCTTGAATAAGTAATTTCAACGCATAAGGAATTCTTAAAATACTAAAAGAACGACCATAAACGCTGTAAACATCCAAAATCAATTTTCCGTCAATCGTTTTATTGAAAGTTAATGGTCCATCTGCAAAAGGACTCAAAAATAAATTGAGGGACGGATTGAAAATTGCGATCGCACCCGTTTTATTACAAACTGCCATATAATATTGATCACCTCGCACCATATAGGATTCGGTCAAAAAATAGGAAGCACCGTGTGCTAAAATTCCATCACGTTCCATTTCACCAATTCGTAATCCTCCATCATTCGCTCTTCCCTGAACAGTTTGCCTTGTTAGAGCCGTTCTAGGACCTAATGCACGATAATTAATTTTATCTTTTACCATATGTTTTAGTCTCATATAATAAGTCGGACCTATATAAATTTCGGAATAAATTTGCTGACCAGTCATTCCGTTATATAATAATTGATTCCCTGATGAATGGTAACCTACTTTGGTAAGCATATCACCGTAAGTTTTAGCATTTGCGCCTTTGGTAGAAAATGCGGTGCAGTCACCAAATCCACCATATAATGCAGAAGCTTTCCCAAAAAGTGATTCCACAAGTTGTCCAATGGTCATACGAGATGGTAGCGCATGAGGATTAATAATCAAATCGGGTCTAATTCCATCCGCAGTAAAAGGCATGTCTGCTTCAGGAATAATAAGACCAATGGTTCCTTTTTGTCCAGCACGTGATGCCATTTTATCACCAATGGCTGGAATTCGTTCTTCGCGAATACGAACTTTGGCAATACGAAATCCTTCTTCTCCTTCGGTCATAAAAGATTTATCAACGAAACCAAGTTGTCCCTTTTTGGGTTTGACTGATTTATCAATATATTTATTTTTATTTTCACTCGTGGAAGTAACTTGTCCAATTAAAATCATTTTGTCATCCAGTGGTGTATTTTCTTTAATGAGACCCCATTGATCAAGATAACTATAATCATACCCTGGTTTTAATCCAGATACATTTTCCTTCGTCGCAATTTCTGCAAAAAAAGAATTCACAAGATTTCCTGCGACTTTCGAAGATTCTTCGCGCGCTTCATACATGGAAAAATAAGTAGTATTAAACAATCCTCTTTTAATGGATCCTTCATTTATTAAAATGGCATCTTCTACATTATATCCAGTATATGACATAATTGCGACAATGGTATTTACACCATAAGGTTGTTCTTCTTTGTTTATGTATTCTAAATATTTAGATTTGATTAATGGGGTTTGACCATAATTCAAGATGACTCCCATTTTATCAATGCGCATTTGATAATTGGAATGAAATACGGAAACCGCTTGTCTACTTTGTCCACATGAAAATACATCACGAGGTAACTGGTTATTTTCTGGATAAATAATGGAATTACCCATCACACCAAGAATCAAGGACGGGTCGATTTCTAAATGAGTATAAAAACGTGAATTTTTAAGATCGTCTAAATAAGTTGCAATGTAAGCACCTTCTTCTTCGGAAGTATCAATGTAATCAATAATTCCTTTGTTTTTTTCAAAAAAATTCAACGTTTTTTCCCAACTATTCAATCCAGAACTAGAATACAGAGAAGAAACATCTTGATATAAAATATTATTTCTTATATGGTAATTTTCGTCCGATTTATTTTCAAAACCAGTTAGCATTTGACTCCAAGAATATTTACGCGATTCGATGACATCTTTGATACTTTCTTTTTGAATACCCGTTTTTTGGTTTTCAACATAAAAAATAGGACGCGAAACACGACCTTCATCCGTATATAAATAAATGATTTGTTCTTGGTGATCAAAGTAAATGCTTGTAAATAATGGAATTGCGCCGTTTCTTCGAAAAATTTTAACAATATGAACACTTTCAATTGGACTATCTAGAATTCCAATCCAGTTACCATTTACAAATACTTTGGTATTGTTTGCCAAATAAGAGCTGTTGCATTCTTGTAATAATTTTAAAGATAAATTAGATCGTAACCATTTAATAAGTGGAAAAGAAGAAAACCCAATCGTTATGGACGTGCTAATTGATAAATGTTTATGCAACCCTACATTCGCACCATCGGGTGTATCTACTGGATCCATATACCCCCATTGAGAAGCATGTAATAAATGCGGTGCCACAGCTTTGGAACTTGCTTCCATAGGTAAACTCACTTTTCGTAAATGAGAAATAAAAGTAAACCAAGACAAACGATTTAAATCTTGCACCACACCTACTCGTTTCGTATTTGCTTGTGCACCCCAATTTCCTTTGAATGCTTTTTTAAATCCACTATTCACTACTAGATCTTTAAAGAGTTCTTTTACGTTGTCTTGGATTAAACTAGTAAAATTATCACGATATTTCGCTGGATGATAATAACGTTCTTTATCGATTGCTAGAAGAATTGTCTTATTTTGCATTAAATAATATTCTCGAAACAATTGATAGATTAAAGCACCCGATGTTTCTACACGTTTGAATTTAAAATTGTCACGATCCGTCGGTTTTTCTTGTTTGGTAAATGCTTTTAACATTTTAAATACCATAAACCCAATAAAATATGCCTTATCTAAGAAATTATCTTCTCCAATATGAGGTAAAAAGTAATTCATTAAAATATCTTGCACCGAAGATATTGTTTGACGTTTTGTAAAGGTTGCAATAAACTCTAATGCGGTCTTTTGAGCAAATATTTTATTTGCATCGTGAATGGAAGGAATAAAGAGATCTATAAAAGATTCATTTTCTTTCAAATCTAACAAACAATATTCAATAATGTCTTTATCGGAAATGATTCCAAGAGCACGAAATAATATAAATAATGGAATCGGTTTTCTAACGTTTGGAATGTCTACCACAATTTGATTGTTTGACCAAGATGCATCAGGAGCAATGATTTTAACTGATGTATATCGAATGGGTTTGGATGCATCTTCAGAAACCGATCGTATTTCCGCTGAAAAACTATAGGTTTCATCTTTTTTAAACTCACGAACATAAAGCATATTATTGGCGAATTTTTCTTGACTTACAATGACTTTTTCTTTTCCATCAATAATAAAATAACCTCCCATATCATTTCTACATTCTCCGAGGTTAAAACGTGCTTCGCAACTCAGACCTTTTAAAATACATAGATTCGAATGCAACATAATTGGAAATTTTCCCAAATAAATCTTTTCCAATACTATGGATTCCGTAATTTTTTGATCCCCATTGTAATAGATAAAATCAACATGAATATCATAATGAATGGTAATACCATAAGTCATATTTCTTAAACGAGCATCATTTGGATACATATAATGTGACCAAGATTGATTTGCGTCCGCGTTTTCATCATAAATAACAGGTTTTCCAAAATAAAGAGAAGTTCCTTCTTTTCCTCCCATATATAAAAAACATTGGTTGCGTTTTTCGGAATTACTATCTTCACGTTCAATAAATCGGATCGGATTATTTTCTCGAAAAATTTGAAAAATTCCTCGACTAAAAAAATCATTATACGAGTCTAAATGATGCGCAACCAAATTATAAGGATTATCTTTAAAATATTTATCAATTAAATTCCAAGAAATATTATCCATTGCTCTTGTATTATATTATTATGAACATTTTTTTATAATATTATAATCGATTTATATATATTTTTTATTTGTAACTTTTTTATTTGTAACTTTTTTATATTTTTTGCCATAAACTCATATTTTCAAGATTCACTTCAATGAGATTTCTATTTTGTAAAGATTTTATATAAGGAATAATAACCCAATCAAAATAGTGAGGAATGTATAAACTACCTGAAATTCTCGGATTGCATTCCATTACATAAATATTATTGGATTTATCAATCAGAAACTCGACTTCAATAATCCCAAAATAGTTGATTCTTTCTATAAATGATTTTAAAAATTTTCTTACAGGTGGATGTTCAATAAAATTTCCTCTTAAAGCATTAAAGCCTTTATTCAATAATTCATAAGTAATAGCTTCATCGGTTTTATAACTATATACTCCTAAAATTTTACCAAACATACATGCCATACTTATACCCAATATATGTTTTACATCCATGACATCTTGAATTTGATTTTGTTGTCCATATGTTTTTATTAAATCGTAAACATTACCAGTCATTTTTTTATTAAATGCTGCAGAATATCCGTTTTTATCTTTTAATAAAAATTCTTTATGAATATTTGGACCCTGATAACCAGAATCATAATGGGGTATTAATTTAAGTCCTTCTTTTAATAAATCTGAATTTTGATTTAAATAAGTATAAAATTGTTTTTTATCATTTAACATGAAATAAATATTGGAACCAATAAATTTCTTGAAAATGGGATAGTGATATTCTTCATTGGTAGATATAATAATATTTTTCATGATATCTAAACCATCAATATTTGAAACTTCATTAACATGGTAACCATGAGCACGTAACTTCGTTGTAAGCACTTCTAAACGTTTTTTATTAGAAAAATCTGTATATACATAGACGGTAGCCATATTATTCTATAATAATAATTTATAATAATATAATAATATTCTTGTAAAAAATCTAAAATAATCCTATAGCGGTTTTATCACAAAAAGTTCTAAGATAGGTTCTTATAATCGAATTATAAAAATCAGGCACTCGTATACTACCTGATATTCTTGGATTACATTCCATTAAATATATTTTATTACTTGGATGAATGATAAATTCGACTTCAATAATGCCATGTAATTGCAAATTTGCAACCATGTCTTTTAAAAAACCTCTTACTTCTGGGATTCGAATTTCACAATTTCTTTCCGCATGAAAAGAAGTAGTGCTAATCGGCCCTTGTGTTAAATAACTATAAGCAGCTAATATTTTTCCAAATTTACAACAAATGCTGACTCCATAGATATTTTTTACATCGAGAATATCTTGTATTTGATGTGTATGTGAATATCTGTTTATTAAATCATATACATTTCCATGCATTACCTCATTAAATTTACAACTAAAACCATTGGCCGCTTTTAACATAAAATTTTTTGTTATACTTGGACCTGTATAGGATTTGTTATAACTCGGTATAAGACTTATATTATGATTGTTGCACAAATGCATATTTCTTGAAATATAATCATAGAATTGTATTTTATTATCAATCATGAAATAAATATTATTATTTCCATAATATCTTTGAAATATTTGAGACTGTGTATAAACCCCAGTCGATATAATTACATTTGAATCTGGATTTAAATGATGAATACTTGTTACCACTTCCACTTCATTACCGTTAGATGTTAATAATGTTTTTAAAATTTCTAAAACAAATGCGTTTCCGTAATCTGTAAAAATGTATACTTTCATTATATATTTAAATTATAAAAAAAATATTTTGTATTTTTATTCATTCTTTTATTTCTTTTCATTAATTTCTTATGTTTTTTAAAGATTTCTTTTTCTTATCATTTTTTGTTAACTTATGAGAGAATTTCATATTTTTTTTCATATTTTTATCTGTAATTGAAAACGTGGTCCAAGGTTGTTGTGGACGATCATGTAAATAAGGTCTTAAGTAATCCCATTGTTTATGTTCGTCGCAAAATTTATCTTTGAAAAATGGGATTCCACATGCATCCCCATAACGCAAAGAAAACGACATTTTTTTTGCCATAGTAGAGTCGCAAACATTTCCATCGATGGCACCTCTTGGCTGATAAGGTTTGGGTCTGGATGGATCCGACATATATTCTCGTGCATCTAGTTCGTAATGAGAACAAATGGTTCTAGAACAAGGATTTTCTTTATGTAAATAAACGTCATAATGATCAGCTAAAATAAGTTGGGCAACTTCAATATTAATTTTCCCTTTATATTCGTCCATAAGTTCGTCTAAACGCACTCTACGTGCGCCTTGATGACGGCGAATATCATCAAACCCCGTATTTGCGCACTCTAGGTTACGAATGCGTGGATCAAACGGCGCATTAAAGCCGATGAAATATCCGTTTTTCGTTCGCTCTACATTGTGATATTTGAGACCCAGTTCTAAACGTAAAATTTCATTGGATTTAATGTCTCCGAATAACCACGAATTCGCATAATCACCCGAGTTCCCATCAAGTAAATATTTTACATAATCATCTAAATTGCTACCATATTGCATGGCCTTTCTGATTCGACATGAAACTGGTAAATTATTTTCAAATGGTAAAAAACCACCAATGGTTGTTTCCGTGCCAATCATTCCTTTACTTGTTACAAAAAAATCGGTTCCTGACCATATCCAACCAGGAAATCCTTGAATCAACATTCGTGCGCCTTTATCGGGTTTTAAATCAAGAACAATACGTGCATATTGTCCATCGACGAAATTGGAAAAATTATTGTGTGCAACCACAATTTTTCCGTCTTCCGTCCAGTTCCCGTTTGCCATAAATGCACTACATCTTTCTTTAGATCCTGCACCTCCTTCTCCCCCAGGTCTCGCATTTCTCTTTACACCATCTTCATCTTTATTCGCATACCATGATTCAGTTAATAGAAAATAATTATTCCATGCAATTATTTCGTCGAGTGTAGTTGGTTCACCTGCCGCAGTCAATCCTTGGGCTACTCCTTCCATTTCTTCGTAAAATTCTCGAAAATGTATTTGAATATTTTCTTTTAATAATTTTACGCCTGCTTCGACAAAATATTCCCATTTTCTTCCATAATCAAAATAAACAATGTATTCTAACATTTCTTTTACTTTTTTCATTTCGTCAGCAATTAAATAACCGTAAGCAAACCCGCGTTCTTTTGGCGCTCCTCTTACAGATACATAAAGCCATCCATTTAATTCATAAGAAATACCATTTTTAATTTTTTTCATAATTATCTTTCTTATATTAGGAAAAGATTAATAAAAATGCGTTTGTCTAAATATGAATTTACATTTTTGTAAAAATAAGTTTCTGCGTTTAAATTATAAAGATGCCTTGCCCTTGTTCTCAATCCTCAGTCGTCCCTGCTGCTGAACCTGTTCTTGAAACAGTTGTTCCTTTATCCGCTTTCAAAACCACAGGTAGTTTAAAAATCACTAATACAGGAAATGCATTTATTGATTTAGCAACAGTGATTCCTTTTGCGATTTCTGCCATTAACGCATATATTACTTCATTAGCAGTTGCACAAAATTCCACGGACCCAACTTTTTTAAATGTTCCTTATCTTTATTCACTTTCCAAGAATTTAGTGTTAGGAAATTATTTAGAATCCATTGTCAGGGATGGTATTTTTGTAACTACTACTTACTTCGTTCCTTACCAAGGAGATTCCAAAATAGAAACAGCAGTTATTATTACGATTTTAAATTTAGAAACAAAAATCTTATTTTTCCAAATTCCAAACCAATTTAGTTATAATAGTCTCCAGTTAGCAGCGGTTGCGACCGTTCCAACAGGTGCTTGTGATTACCATGCGCAATTTCAAATTCCTCAAAGTTTTGTTAATAAAACTATTTTTGGATCAGCAATTACAGTCGATGTCGATATTGCGATTCCTCCAATTAAACCTAGTATAGAACCAAATAGTGAAAACGACTTAGGTACAGTTGAGGTTGTTGCTACTGGTAGTTGTGATTTAAGTAGTAGACAATCTAGAAGTAATTGTGAAGATCTTTCAGAAACTACTTGTGCAGACTATAAAAGATGTACTAACATAAAACTCGAAAACGGTTATCTTTATACTAGATATGATGCTTGTAAATGGGATGATAGTAAATGTATTGGTGATGAATCTTGTTCACAATATGTAGACGATGGTGGTTGTCAATAATTAATCTTTTTTAACAGAATCTTGTTTATGAGGAGGCACAGGAATCTTCAAGATATGTGATAGCAAATGAGTAAAACTAACAAAAAATCCAAATAAAATAATAAAAAAGGCAACAATATCACTTCGATTAATTTTTTGTTTTAAATAATAATTATTAATGATCAAAATAAGCGAAAATTGGATAATAATTAATAAAAAAGTATCTTGTGTAGGGGTGACTAAATCATATTTATCGCCTACATAAATAGCAAACGTCATGAAAAACCAATCTAACCACGCAAAAGGAATTGCCATTTTATAAGCTTCCCACATGGATAAATCTTTATATGGTAACGTGACAAATTGCCCCCACATGGAACAACTTTGTGCAATAATAAATAATAATAAAAATAATATATATTGAAATAGTTTTGAAACCATGATATCGATATATATTATTCCAAGTTTATAAATATTCGAATAATATATATATAACAATGAAAAATATGATATTGACTGTTTTATTTTGGTTATTTCTAAATGTCATGATCGGATTAACCATGGATTTCGCCTTATTTACACAAACTACAAAAGGAATGAAAGATGAAAGTATTCCTTTTAAGATTCTAACCTCTGAGTTTTGGGCAACCATTGAATGGATGTTTGTCATTCCATCGAATCGAATTGGGTATTTATTTTTAAATCCAGCACAAATTTCACTGTCTAGTTATGTATTTGATTTTTTAGCACAACTTTGGTCAAATGCTTTTTGGTTGCATTTACCAACCACCATTGACGATTATACTGGCATGGTTCTTATTTTATTTGGAATGGCTTTAGCTAAATTCAAATTGGTTGGTTAAAAATTTCATTTACATATTATTATTATTATAAGCCATGCGAGCACGTGGTGCTGCAATAAAAGACTCAGAGTTATTGTTATTGTAAGCTACGCGAGCACGCGGTGCTGCAATAAAAGACTCCATATTATTATTGTTATAAGCAACGCGAGCACGAGCACGTGGTGCTGCTACAAAGGATTCATAAGTTCCCATAGAAACTCCTAAGAAAATAATGACTACTAGCAAAATAAATAACCACATCATGCGATTTTTAGGCTTCATTTATATAAATTACATAGAAATAAAATAAAATAATTTCAATAATAAATAAAACTATTTTATTTTTAACGTTGATTCAACATCACTAAACCAATAATGACAAACAATAAGATAAATGGTAATAATACTAATAACCAAGCAATTCCTTTATGTCCATCTTTACATATCAAATTAAGAATCCAAGACCAAAACAAAATATAAATAATTTTAATGATAAATACAACCAATGTGCTAGGAACATTCATGGAAAAAGATCCTAAGTGATATTTATTTGTGTTTCCAAAGTTTTGAAAAATAGAAACAACTACTGCTAAAACAGAAAGAACAAAATAAAAGAGTGCTGGAGTACATAAGTCGCCTAATTTTTTAGGAAAAGCCATAACTATGAATTATGTCAAGAAAAAAATTAAACAATGATGTTTCTTGGATGAACGAATTGATCTTTGTAAGGCAATGGATTCACTGGTGCTGGATATCCATTTAGTGCGTTGAAGGAACTTCCCATATTATAAGATAAACTTCTTCCTAAATTCATGATTGAATCTGGAATTAATCCTCCACCTCGTCTTCGACTTCGTTTCATTTTTTTGTTTTTTCTTTTCTTCGTTTTTTTCCCACCTACAATCATCATAGTTTGTGGATCTTGATGATATAAATTGAGTTTGTAATGATTATTGTTACTTCCTACTCCATTTTGGCTTGGCCAATGTGACGCAGTCCATGGCTGACCAGTAAATGGTCCAGGCATTGGAGCCGCGGGTTTATAAAAAGTTGCCGCACCAGCATTTTGTATGACAGGTAAACCACATCCACAATTACCGCCTTTTTGAGATTTTATTTTTTTGTATCCACAAACGGAACATTTTTTCCCTAAAGTGTGTTTTTTATAACATCCTTTCATAAACCAATGTTTTTTTACCGATTTCTTTTTTATAGATCTATTTTTTCTAGATTTCATAAAGGTTATATATTAAATCTAGATATTTTATATTTTGTCTATTTTTTATTCGATATTTACATGAGTCAGCATATGTCGTCGACAACACATTTTGTTTAACAAAAGCTCATCTAAAACTTCACCTTCGGGTGTTTTTTCACTGTAATTTTTGGTTAAATAAATGACCTTATCAACGGATAAATCTTTGTTAATTTTTCTTTTTCTTACTTCTTCGCAATAATAACGATATTTATTGGCTAAAACAGTTCCACATGTAAAACATTTAATAGGTATAATCATATTTCTACTATAATATTATATTTAACTCTTTTTATAAAGAATTCAATTTTTTATTAATTAGGACAATTACCATAACATTTTTTTTGGTAATAATAGTAATCGACATCAAAGGGTTCACCATTCGAATTCGATTTGTAAGTAGGACCATCTTGGGATCCAGCTGCACATTTATTTCCATAGTAAACACAACAACTAGTTTTTAAACAGTTATTTTTCGTCATTTTTTGACAAGCACCTTCTAAATCATGAGAACTAGAATCATTCACATAACTTTCGCAAAAACTAGAAGCTGGGTTTAATTTCAATTCTTCGAGTGCTTGATTTTCATCCATTTTCATATTTTCCAATGTTTCCATGACTACTTCTTGAATCAGTTGAGGAGACTTATCATATGGATTAAAATTCCAATCTTTTACTTTTATTAATACAAGAAATCCTAAAAATAAGACAATAAAGACAATAATGTTTAGATAGTTTTCTTTTATAAATGTAATGTCCATAAAATACGTTTATAAAAATCTTTTATCTACTTATATTATAAATGCCTCGTCATAAAAAAAGTAAAAAATCTTCGTTCTTTCACAAAGGTATGACTTCGATTAAAAAAAGCACCAAAAAGGTCGTTCCAGGAATCAAAAGCGGTCTAGAAACCATCGGATCTTCTGTTATTAAAACTACCGTTCCAGTTGCTAAAAATATTTTTAGTAAAATCGGTTTAAAAACAAAAACACGTAAAAATAAATCTTCCAAGAAAGGTAAAAAAAGTAAAAAGTAAAAAGTAAAAAATAAAATAACTTATAAAACTTCTAAAACTTTCATCCCTTTACTGGTTTTAACTTTTTTATGTTTCGTATTTGTTTTATGTATTTCATCATGACAATTTTTACATATATTGAGTAAATTCGCTCGATGATTTTTATGGAAAAAAGAATCATCTGATTGTATAAATCCGTTATCATTTGCATCTTTTTGATATTGCAAATGATGAACTTCCGAAGAAAATTCTTTGTTACATTTTTCACACATTCCTTTAATGAGTAGACTATTGTAAGCCGATTTTGTAGATCCAAGAATACTTGCAGATTCTGGATGATATTTCATGCGCAATTCATTCGCAGTTTCTAAAAAATCTTGAGGTAGATCTAGTGACTTACATACTTCTAGACCATACATATTGTTTCCAGGTCCCTCTTTTAGCTTTCGATCGTATATTAACATATCTTTTTCTTTATCATAAGTAACGGACATATGTTTAATCGCGAGTTTATTTAATTCTGTTATTTCTGGATAATTTGTAATTTCATGCAAGTGTGTGGCAAAAATAAAACTAGCATTTAATTGATATAATTTTTGAATTCCTGCAACAAAAATACTTTTGGCTGAAATACTTTCAGTTCCTGAACACAGTTCATCCCCTAACACAAGACTATTTTTATCTGCTTGTTTTAAAATGGTTCGTAATTCCGACATTTCTACTGCAAAAGTCGAAAGACCTTTGAATAAATTATCGTTTCCTAGTATTCGTGTAAAAATAGATTTAAAAGGATAAAAAATAAAAGAAGACGCAGGAACAAAGAATCCTGATTGCGCCATAATCACGGCAATTCCTAAGGAACGAATCAAACTTGTTTTTCCAACGGCATTTGTTCCATATAATAATTGTCCGAAAACATCATTGCAACCTAAAGTAATATCATTTGCAACATATAATTCGGTTTGTTGGATATTTTCAATTAAACAATGACGTAAATTTTCGACTTTTACAAACGATTTTTCTTTGTCTTTGACTTCTTCTTTTTCTTCTTTATATTTATATTTATCTTTATCTTGTTTACATTGTATTTGTGGTTTTGTAAACCCATATTTGTTAGAAATGTAAGATTTTGTAAATAAAATATCAATATTCATAATAAAATCAGCAATGCTATCAAATTGTTTTTGATATTCAGACATTTTTTTAATAATTTGACTATATCCTTTATTTACTACGTCAATTAACTCTATTTTCATAGTCGAAATATTTTTATATAATATTGATAGTTGAGCATTGGTTATGTATTTTTCAGTTTTGGATTGTTTTAAAAATTCAAGGGACGATATTTCAAATTCAAATTGTTCTGTCTTTTTATGGATGGATGATTCATAAAATAAAATAACAGACTTTTTCTCTTTGACAAGTAATTCTTCTAACAATTTACATCTTCGTTCCGTGGCAATCAAACTATAATTATTTTTTTCGGTTTCATGTATTTTTATATATTCTGGATCAGAATTAATATTTGTATTCGTTTTTGCTTTTGTTTTATTTTTCGTCGTTTTTTCAAATTGTAACAACAACTCATTCAAATAGCTTTGAATACTTTTTAATTTATCTTCTGAATCAATCATTAACAATTTTTTACTATCTAATTCCGCATTAATGCCTGTTTTTATCATATTGATTTCTATTTTATCATTGTCTTTACATTCCTGAATATCAAAATGATCATGTAAAAATAGTTTTACTTCATTTACAAGTTCTAACAAATTATTTTGATACAAACATTTCTCTTTTAAATAATTGATAATTGGTAAAGTATTTTGTAATAATAATTCATGAATCATAATCACGTGATTTAAGGTAATATCTATTTTATATAAATTATTTGGTGTTATTTTCTTAATAATCATTTGACGATGTATTTTAGTTATATCTGAAATATAAATCAAGTGGTTTTTAATGGAATCGTAATAATGGATATTTTGTAGACAATATTCAATGATTTGATATTCTTTTGTTAGAACCATTACATTACAAGTCGGATTCAAAAATAAATTATTAAATTTCCTTTTTCCCATAGGAGTAATACATTGATTCAAAAAAGAAACCACCGATGAATATTTACCTTGGTAAATTCCATCATTAATAATATTTAATTGTTTTAATGAATGATTTGCTAATAGTAACCGTTCTCCAATATTTTCAAAAACGGGTTCTTGTAATTTATGAATCAAATAAGGATTGTGTTGATAAATAAAATCTAACAAATAACAAAACGATTGCGTAGCAATACAATTTTCATAAAAAGGATGCATAAATACATTAAAATCATGAATTACAAAAAACTTTTCAAATATTTCTTTTTGATAATTTTGTTTTTCACAATGAAGGGCACGATTTATATTCACACTTACCGACGAAGAGGATGATTCTAACAAAGAAATATAATGAATTAGATTACTTTTGATACTTACGTATTGAACAATATTTTCCAAATCGATCTTGGATACATTGCCAATAATAATGGTTTCACTAGGATGATAAATAGAAATAAAACGTTCCAATTCATCAAAAGTGGTCGGGTTATTTATATAAATTTGATTAAATTCCATGAGGATCGATTTTCCCGTATAAATATCAATGCAAGAAACACCCACATAAACCCTTTTTTTCCCATTTTCTTTTTTAAATATTTTATGTTTCGAATCACTCATTTGAATCCAAATACAGCAACTATTATTTGTAATCACTTCGCTATCGCATGAAAAATAAGTTCCTGGAGAAAATATCCCTGCTAGACTACGCGTTGTATTTGCACATTGTTCATCTTGGACAAAAACAACACATGTAAATCCAGCATCTTGTAATTTTTTTACGTATTTTTCTAGAAATAATTCTTTAAATCCAGCCATAACGACACCATTATTTCCTACACATACTTTTTTATCTACTACATTTAAGTCACATATTTTTGAAAATTTTTCAATTGCACTTCTATAAATTGTTTGATCTAGTTCTTTTTTTAATCCATAAACCTCAAAAAAAGCACCTACTTGCATTAAAACAATCGTTTTTTTACCATATTCTTCTATGTATTTATCTGTTTTTTCAAAATAATCTTTAATTAATGCCATGAATTAATAACTTGTTATTACCTTTCATTATATAAAGCAAAGTCTTTATTTCATTTTTATGCAAAAAACAAATCATCTTCTGTTAGACCAACCGCCAAATTAATAATTTTTTTTTTTAGATAAGCAAAATAAGGGGTAGGTAAAATATTTAATTGATAATATAAAAATTTAAAAAAATTTAAAAGCCAAATAAAATGAAATGGTAAATCAATTTTACTATTATGTTCCTCTAAAATAGATTTCTTATACTTTTCATTATAAATTGAAAATTCTGCTTTTACATCGTCATTTTTATATTTAACCTTATAACCCATGGCTAATTCATTATTCGGTTTACGAAGTTTCCATAAAATTTTTTTAAATGACTTTTTTTCAATATGTAAATAATGTTGTAATTTGGCCATGGTGCTAGATTCATTATCTGTAAAAATGTCAACATCAATATCGCTCTTTCCAGGCATATAATCTGGACGTTGAATACTACCATAATAATATAATTTTGTTTCTAAATAGTCACTTAACCCATCAAAAATTTTCTTTTGTTCCTTGGTTAATTTATTTCTAGTAGTTTCCATGTCTACTATAAAAGAAGATAAAAATTATTCATTGTCATGTTGCATAAAATTGTGTAATAATGTTTCTTTATTGGTATTTGTGATTTCACCTGCTAATTTAGAGCATTCATACGTTTTTCTTAATACATCCATAGGAGCCGTGCTACCTACTTTTAAAATCCCGCGTGATTTTAAATACTTTTTAACTTCTGTATTGGATGTTCTTTTTAGTTCTTTTTGGGCGTTTAACACCTTTTTACGTGTATTTTTATCTTTTATTAACACGCCTACTTTTCGATAAATATTCGACTTTCCAAGCGTATATTTTTTTCGAATGGTTTTTTTAATTAATTTTTTGGAAGGTGGTTCACTGACCGCGAGAATCATTGGTTTAACATTTGCATTTGCATTTGCATTTGCATTTGTATTTGTATTTACATTTCTTTCTATAACACTTGGTGTCTCTATAATTTGATCTTGTATTTTGTTCACAGGAATACTGTTATGACTAGGATTTATGAATTGCAGTGGTTGATTAGATTCTATTTTTTTTAATTTATCTTTGATCATATGTAACCGTTCTTCTCTAGACAGGCTTGTGGGTCTAGATTCTTCTAAAATAGGTTCGTTGATATTTTTTCTAGTTTGGTTTTGCCATGTCCGAAAAGTTGGTTTGTTTCCACCTCGTAAACACCCATGAGGTATGACATTGTCGATGGAGTAATTTAATTTGATCGGACCTTCTAAAGAAGGATTTGACCATGTTTCTTGTAATTCAGGAGGTAAATCTAATTCTACATGTGGCATAGGATAAGATGGAGAAGAGTAATTTTTTAAGGTATGTTGTCTTTTTTGTTCAATTGATTTTTCATATTTTAATTTGTCCATGTCTTTTTTATGTTTTTGAGATAATTCTGACAGATATCCCAAGGCACCATAAAATTCGTCACTATATTCATCTTTTGTTTCTAAATTCTCTGCTTGCTTTTCTTTAATTTCATTATTTTTATGTTGTTTGATTCTAGACAATAACTTATTTTTAAGATGATTTGGCGAAATAATTTGAATAGGAGTGTCTCGTTTTTCTCTATTTTTTTTGGTTTTGTTGGAAGGCATTCTAAATAATTCAGGATTAATTTGAATTGTTTTTTTTATGTTTGACATGTATAACTTGTAATCTAAGAATAATATTATTTTTATAAAGGGACGAAAAAAGAAAAGAATTAATGTATTTTATAAACAATTTAAAAATAAATTGATATGAAATAATAACTGTTATTTATGCAAAACATAAATATGTCAGGAGAAAAATCCACGATTAATATGAAAGAATCCACGATTAATATGAAAGAAGATTCTTACATTGAAACACCATGGACCATTATTGATTCTTATTTTAAAGATAAGCATTTAGAACGTCTTGTGAGACATCAGTTGGAATCGTATAATAATTTTGTAGGAAATCAAATTTTTAAAACAATTGAAATGTTCAACCCTGTAAGCATTAAATCTGAAAACGATTATGATCCAGTGTCTGAAAAATATAGTTTGGAAATAGTGATAACCTTTGAAAATTTCCACATTTATCGACCCCAGATTCATGAAAACAATGGTGCAACGAAGTTAATGTTTCCTCAAGAAGCTAGACTACGTAATTTTACTTATGCTTCTTCTATGACAATTGATATTAATGTTAAATATATTGTTCGAACTGGAGAAGGTTTATTAAATACAAATACATTTCTAAAAAATTTACAAAAAATTCACATTGGAAAATTACCCATTATGTTAAAATCAAACATATGTGTATTAAAACAACATAAATATGTGGAAAACACATTTACAGGTGAGTGTAAATTCGATGCAGGTGGATATTTTATTATCAATGGTTCTGAAAAGACTGTATTAGGTCAAGAAAGAGCTTCTGAAAATCGAATTTATTGTTTCAATATTTCAAAAAACAATACGAAATATTCTTGGTCAGCTGAAATTAATTCAGTTCCTGACTTTAAATGCATTTCACCAAAAAAAACGATTATTACATTGAGTTCAAAAAATAACGGTTTTGGGTATCCAATGTTTGTTCAAATTCCTAGAATCAAACAACCAGTTTCTTTGTTTATCTTATTTCGAGCATTGGGTATTCTTTCAGATAAAGAAATTTGTGAATATATTTTATTAAATTTAGAAAGCAAACAACATCAAATTATGTTGGAAAGTTTACAAGCTTCTATTATTGAATCAAATAAATATCTTTCTAAAGAAGATGCCATTCGTCATATTACAAGTTATGCTATTTATACACCGATTAATATGGATAAAGAAACGGGAGCACGTAAGAAGCTAGAATTCACATTGGATATTTTAAATAATGATTTGTTCCCTCATTGCCAAACACCTGCTCAAAAAATAGTGTTTTTAGGCTACATGACAAATCGTTTATTACAAGCGAATTTTGAATGGATCAAAGCTGATGATCGTGATTCTTATTTAAATAAAAGAATTGATTTAACAGGTCCTTCTTTGAATAATTTATTTCGTAATTATTTCAATAAATTAGTCAAAGACATGGAAAAACAAGTGATTAAAGAAATCAATACAGGTAGTTGGCGTTCCACGGAAGATTATGCCAATATTATTAATTTAACCAATATTTATAAAATTATCAAATCCACGACCATTGAAAATGGGTTTAAACGTGCATTAGCCACTGGTGATTTTGGCATTAAACATGTGAATAGTAATAAAGTCGGAGTGGCTCAGGTTTTAAATCGTTTGACTTACGTTTCAAGTTTAAGTCATTTGCGCAGAATTTCTACACCCACAGATAAAAGTGGTAAATTAATTCCACCGCGCAAACTGCATAACACGTCATTCGGTTTCTTATGCCCTGCGGAAACGCCAGAGGGCCAGTCAGTTGGTATTGTGAAAAATTTAAGTTATATGAGTCACGTAACAATCCATGCAAATAGTTTGGCACTTTATGAATATGTAGAACCTTATATAAAAAAAATAGATCATTTGACACCAATTGAAATGTTTGATAAAGTAAAAGTATTTATTAATGGCACATGGGTTGGAATTACCAACGAACCAGTAGAATTATATGGAAATTTAAAAGATAAAAAATGCAAAGGGATTATTAATATTTATGCATCCATTATTTTTGATTGTAAACTTCAAGAAATACGCATTTGTAACGATAGCGGACGTTTAACACGACCACTATTACGTGTGAAAAATAATAATATATTATTAACAAATACCATTATTAATCAATTAACCAATAACGAACTCACTTGGGATGATTTATTTACCGATTGTAAAATCGAAGAAGCGGTCTTGGAATATATTGATCCAGAAGAACAAAGTTTTAGTATGATTGCTACAAAACCAGATGATATTCTCAATAACGATGTTTATAAATATACGCATTGTGAAATACATCCTAGCACCATCTTTGGTGTTATTGCATCTTGTATTCCGTTTCCTGATCATAATCAGTCTCCTAGAAATACGTATCAATCAGCGATGGGAAAACAAGCGATGGGTGTGTATGCAACAAACTACAATGAACGTATGGATAAGACAGCATATGTTCTCAATTATCCAACACGACCTCTTGTAGATACACGTATTATGAATATGATTAAGTTAAATGAAATACCATCTGGGTGTAATATTAATGTCGCCATCATGACACATACAGGATACAATCAAGAAGATTCCTTACTTGTCAATAAAGGATCAATTGAACGCGGATTATTTCAAGCCACCATTTATCATACTGAAAAAGATGAAGATAAACAAAAAATCAATGGGGACGAAGAAATTCGTTGTAAACCAGATGCATCGAAAACGAAAGGAATGAAATTCGGGAATTATAACAAGGTAAATAGTAAAGGACTAATTCCTGAAAATACGTTGGTCGAAAATCGAGATATTATCATTTCCAAAGTAACACCGATTAAAGAAAATCGTAATGATCATACCAAAGTGATTAAATATGAAGACCAAAGTAAGATTTATCGAACCGTGGAAGAGGTCTATATTGATAAAAATTATATTGACCGCAATGGTGATGGATATACTTTTGCCAAAGTGCGATTACGCGCAGTCAGACGTCCTGTCATTGGGGATAAATTTTCGTCAAGACACGGGCAAAAAGGAACCGTTGGTAATATTATCCCCGAAGAAGACATGCCTTTCACAAAAAACGGTGTAAGACCAGATATTATCATTAATCCGCACGCGATTCCATCTCGTATGACCATTGGACAACTGAAAGAAACCCTTTTAGGTAAAGTGCTTGTGGAACTAGGATTATTTGGAGACGGAACCAGCTTTGGCGATCTAGATGTCAAAACAATTTCTAGAAAATTGCTTGAATTAGGATATGAAGCAAGTGGAAATGAACTCATGTATAATGGTCTTACTGGCGAACAACTCGAATGTAATATTTTCATGGGTCCAGTGTTTTATCAAAGGTTGAAACATATGGTAAACGACAAACAACATAGTCGTTCGATTGGACCGATGGTGAACTTGACACGACAGCCTGCGGAAGGAAGAAGTCGTGATGGTGGATTACGATTTGGTGAAATGGAAAGAGATGGTATGATTTCTCATGGTGCATCACGGTTTACAAAAGGACGTATGTATGATGCATCAGATAAATATCAAGTATATGTATGTAAAAATTGTGGTTTAGTCGCATCTTATAATGATCAACTTCATATTCATCATTGTAAAACATGTGATAATCGAGTCGACTTTGCTTATGTAGAAATACCTTATGCATGTAAATTATTATTTCAAGAATTAATTACTATGAATGTAGTGCCTCGTATTATGACAACTGCTTAAAAAAATAAATAAACGAAACAATTATAAAGTAGAATTTATTTTATCGATTTCATCTTTGTATTTTTGAAATAAAAGTAAATCTTTTTCTTCCATATTATTTATATTTGTTTTCGGTGTTATAAATTTGATAGGGAAATATTGTAAGGATGGATTTTTTAAAAAAGTTTGTAGTTTTTCTAAAATAGAACCTTCAAACAGTTCATTTGATTTAATAATTAATACATTTTTATCTTTTTTTTCGGTCCAACTATTGTATTGCTTAATCATGAGACTTAATAGATTTTCATCAGAAAGTTCTACATTATAATTATTAGATAATTTTTGTTGATTTACATCATACCATCCAGTTCCTCTATTTTTTACCGACAAATAACTTTTTATAATATTATCATAAATATAAATAATAGGTATATCTAAATTAATATATTCAGGGCAATGACATAAAATAGATGCCCATGTGCGAGTATGAATCAGATATCCGTTTTTTTCTAAAGTATTCACCAATAAACCACTACATGAGCCTCCATATGAAATAACGCACAATTGTATTTTTTCTTCTTTTACAATATTATTAATATTTGCAAAATCACAAATACTCATTAATTATAATATATATATAATAGATAATAACTTTATTAATTTTATATAATTATAAAGTAGATAAAGAACAAATATAAAATAATAAAATAAATAATGATTTACTTGTATTATAAACCGTTTTTCGTATTATTTGTTTATCATAATTCATTTTTTTTATGTTATACAAGTTTTGATAGAAAGGAAGAAAAATAACAAATAATAAAGACGCTCGAAATGGATCGTATAAATAATAAAAGGACAACACATTGGAAATAGTATTATATGTTAGAATAATGTGAGCAAAAACCCAAGAAAAATCATTTCCAAAGACAACTGGAACAGTTGAAATTTTATTTTGTTTATCCCCTTCCAAATCATACATATCTAACAAAAGTTCATTATACCAAGAAGCCAAAAATAATATAGACATTGTGATTGCTAAGAGACCAAAGTTTTTGTGACTTGATAACATAATATTTGGTGTCATGGATGAAAAAAACAATGAAAAGGATATTAGAGATGCACAACTAATATTTTTAATAAATGTTATTTTTTTGAAAACAGGACTATACAAAAAGATAAATAAGATGATCGAATGGATGATACCTTGATTCAAAGAGGATAAAAAATGAATGTTCAAATATTCGGTTATACTTATTAATGCGCCAGTAAAAAGAATCGCTTCTGTTTTTGTTAGATCTCCGTTAATTAAAGGTCTTTCATGATGATTTATTTTATCAATTTTCATATCATAAATATCATTGATTACCATACTTGAAGACATGATAAGATTCGTGATCAGTGAAGTGATCCAAAACTTTTTAGATGTTAATAGACTAGTCGATGGTTGGATGATCCAAGAACCACAAAAACTTAATAAAAAGGTAGGAAAGATATTGATCGGTCTTGTTAGTTTCCATAAAGAATTACATTTTTTGGTTATTATTATTCTTTTTTCTTTTTCCTTTTCCTTATATTCGTCTTCCTTTTTATTAACAAAAAGGATTAATAAATGATTTTTTACAAGAAGAGAGTTTCGACAAACTATTTTATGAATTGGTGATCGAAATGATTTGGTGTTATAAAAAAGACATGAAGAAGAGATAAAACAAAATAATAAAATATTCATTGTATTCTATTATATTGTTTTGTTAGATTGTTTTGTATAATTCAACACAATGTTCAATGGAAGGATATTCATAAGATTGTAGCATGTCTTTCAAATGAAGAATGCATTCTTCATCTTTAAAAACATGATCAAATAATATCATCTTTTTTAATTCGTTTTCTGGTGCTTGTCGTTTCATTTGTTTGAAATCTTGCAATAAAATAATAGAAGCTAATTGTTCCATCAAATTTTTACCAAAAGAAGATTGATAATAGTTATGTGCAATGGTAACATACCATCGTGTTTTATCCTTGGTTAAAGGAAGTAAGTTGACACCAATGATTAAATTGTTTTTGCTAAAACTTACTTTGGACCAAGAAAAAGTCGGGTAAATATACATATGAAAATTATTCGTTTCATTGATGTTTTTATTGAGGAGCGCAATCGTCGGATTGGATGCATAATCAAAGGATAAGCCAATACGATTTTTATCAAAAACATAATTTTTAATATTTTTAGCGGGTTGACTATTTCCGAATCCCAAAGAAGAACCGTGCACAAATTCAGGATGACGTAAATCCATCGTATTGTAAGCACTATCAGTCAACGATCCTGGCATATCAATTTGTAAAAACGATTTTTCATATTTTTTATTATTGAAAAAGGGAAGATGAAAAGGTTTTTTTAACAACGGATTGTGCGCCCAAAAAAGTTTACCTTCATGTTCCAAGACTTCACCAAAACAATCATTGGAAGTCATTTCTAGGCCATGATAAGGACATTTCAAACATCCATTCATCAAAACTTTACCTTCATCTAATTTTGATCCCATATGTTTGCAAATATTAAGGGTGCTCAAAATCTGATTCTTTTTGCGGTCTTTCCAAATGACTAAAGGTAGTTCACCAATATTTACTTTATAGGGTTTTGAAAAATCAATATTATTTGTTATTCCAATACACTGCCAATGACGAAAGAAATCTAAATAACTATAGATATGAATAAAGAAACTGGAAAAACTGATTAGAAATAATAAAAAAAGGTTTTTCATATATATATATATAAAATGGCGAAGGGAAAAAATAATATAATTAATCGTATAAAATAATATAAAAATTAGTTAACAATAATACTATACATGCATTTTTTACAAATAGCAACCCTACTTTCATGTTTATCCCTAGGACAAACTCTTTTTTCAGATAT